TTAAAAATTTACATAGCTACTGAAAGCATCTGTTGCTTCTTTAGTAACTTCATCAGAAACATGAGTGTAAGTATCCATAGTTATTTGTAAAGAAGAATGTCCTAAACGTTCTTGGATTATTTTAGACCTAACATTATCTGATTCGAATAATAATGTTGCGTGGGTATGCCGAAAACCATGACAACCAATAGAATGTAAGTTAGCCTTTTCTGCCAATCTTTTGGAACGTTGGTAAATGTCTTGACTTCGGAACATGGTACCATCAATTTTTGTAAAAATGAGTTGTGTTTTAAACCCACCTTTTTTCATTAAAGCCTCACGCTGTCTAAGTTTCCATTTTTTTAAGATATAAGCAGTCTTGTTATCAAAAGAAATTTTACGAATAGAATTGGAAGTTTTAGGATCGTTTATAGTCAATCCATTTGTACTGATAGCAGTAGTTTTATTTATATTAACTACCTGCTTTTTTAAATCAATATCATTCCAATTCAATGCTAAAGCTTCACCAACACGTATACCAGTAAAAGAAAGTAAGCGAAAAATAGCACAGTCTAAGTCAGCATAGTATTTTAGAACTAAACTTTCTTCTTTGGCTTGATTGGCAATGCTATCAGCTGTATTTAAGAAATGTTCCAGTTCGTCTTTTGTATAGAACTTTCTTTTTGTATTCTTTTCTACTTTCTTTAGCGAACTAGGCTTAGTTATTTTCTTAAATGGGTTTGAGTCTATTATTTCTAAACCAACAGCATAGTCACAAACACGAGAAGCATAACTCAAAAGTACTTTTCCCATTTCATTCTTTTTATACCATTCATTAACAGATTTTTGCACGATCTTGACTGTTAAACGCTCAAGTCGCATTTTCCCGAATGTGGGTAAAATGTGTTTTTTCATACGTCGTTCAGTAGCTATAAATGTGGATTCCCTAACTGTTTTTTTGTATTCGTCCAACCACATATAATAAACTTCTTCAAAAGTGGTTAAATGAGTATGCTCGTTAGCTAGATTTCCATTATCAAAATCTAATTTTTTTTGATTAAGCTTGAGCTGTGCTTCTTTTTTTGTATTACAGTTTCTGATAGTGACATTAATTTGTTTACCAGTTAAATAATCTACGCCTAAATAGGCAGTTACTTTCCAGTATTTTTGTCCTTTTTTTGTGTATTGTTTAAAAGTTGCCATTTTTTATCCTTTCCACTTGGGCAAGCGAACAGAGGGAATGACAAATTTCTAGCACCTCCTTATTTGATTTTAAAGCCCCTATCGTGAATCGAACACGATAGAACTCGCCAGAGAAGGGTAATTTATTTTTTATCGAAAGTAATAACCCAAGACCCCATAAGGTTCTCAACTTTCTTTATTTCTGCAATAACTGTATCACCTTTTTTTACATTTGGATTTTCAGAAGAAATAAAATTTAAGTGTTCTCCAGTTTGAATCGTATATCCTAATGATCCATCAGGTACATATTTATCAACTGTGAATTGAACAGTTTTTCCTGTTAAATCCTCTCCCTTATTTAGCGCTGTTTCGGCTTCATTAGTTGTATAATCAGGCTTTACTTCTTTAGTTCCACAAGCAGCAAAAGTAACAATTAATAGCAACATTGAAATAAAATATTTAATCTTTTTCATAAAAAATCTCCTCTATTTAACTCGTAATGATTGTCCAGGCATATATCCACTGATACCTGGATTTAGTTCTTGTAATTTTTCAAGTGTTATTCCGTTTCTTTCAGCTACTTGACGGCCGCCTTCGCCATCTCTAACTTGGTCATAAACTTCTGTGTCTGGCTCGGGAGATTGTTGACTAATTTCGGGAGTAGAAGGTTGTATAATATTTTCTGACTCTTGCACTTCCTGTTGGGCAGTATTTTGTTGACCTTGATTGTTTCTTTCTATTAATTGTTCCATCGTAATATTGCCAAGATAACTATAGACCTGTCCGCCAGCAGCCAAAGTACCATCTGCATTTTTCACTAATGTTCCTGGAGTGTTATTCAAAACATATGACATTGTTTGATTACCATTTGCATCAACAGAAAAATTTAAATTTTGGAGCGGAACATTTGATTGAGTAGTGCTAGAGAAAGTTCCGTCAGCATTTATAAAAAATAAATTATCACTTTGAGGTATACCCCAACCTCCGACAAAATCATTTAGGCTTGCTTGAACTGTTCGTTTTTCAATAGTGGATGAACTTACAACACTAGATGCTGTTGACGTAGAACTTTGACTTTTTTCTTTCGTGCCACTTGATGGTTCTTTAACGCTTGATGAGATGTTTGTAGATGAACTATTAACATTTGTATCTTTTTTTGCGTTATTCGAACAAGCAGATAGTAATAATAATGATAAACCTAGAAAAACAATTTTTTTCATTTTTAAAACCTTCCTCACTTCTGATATAATATTTTTATGAGTAAATCTCGAAACGAGGTTTTGAGTCCGTGTTGTCGCACGGGCTTTTTTTATGCAAAGTTTATTCTTTGCAACTTATTAAACAGTAGAGTCTTTACCCAATCTTCGTAGCGCGCATCTATTTTGGCATCTTCTATAAATTTCATGTAGTTGATTCTTTCTGGAGCAATACCCGTACTGTTTAAATATTCATCTAATAATTTTTCTACCATAAAACAATCCGCTTCATATTCCATTTTAGAACGAAGAGCATATGCTGTTTTGTACAGGGGATAATTCTCTTGGTGCTCACAAGCATGACCGAGCTCGTGCAGTAAAGCTTTTTTTTGTTCAAATTCTGAAAGCTTTACATTTACCACTATTAAATTAAAGCGTGTCATGTAATAAGCATTATTTTCAATTTCATCGTAAATCACAGTAGTTCCTAAAATCTTAACTATTTCTTCAATCTGTTTATCCAAGCAACGCACCTTCTCAAAAATTCTTTTTTTATTCGTATTTACCTTCCAAATACGCCTCTGCTATTCTTTTTAAGACTTCTCTGTCATTATCAGTTACTTCTTTGCCGCCGTGACTCATAACAGAGTTTATTGCTTCTTCAATAGTCATTTCTCGTTGCTCTTTAGTTAAACCGCCATGTGGTAGATCAGTACGGCCTAATAGGTAATCCGTCGATACGTCAAAATAATCAGCTACTTTAGAAAGTGGATCTGAGTTGGGTTTAGATTTACTCCATTTAGAAATCATTCCATTTGATAGATTTAGAACTCTTTCCAATTCAGCTATGCTCATTTTTCTTGCAGCAGCAAGCTTTTTAACACGTTCGTATGTGCTCATCAAAATACCTCCGAATTTTTTCTATTAAAGTTATTGACATTAGAAATAATTCTATGATATTATACACATGTACTCAGGAAGTACAAGAAACTCTCACATTTCTGGATGGTATAACATAGAATAAAAAGACTAAGGACAATATTGTTTTTAGATTATTTTCTATGCACTTATAATAGAATATTTTCTATTATAAGTCAATACCCCAGAAACAAAAAATATTATTCATTTCTAGGAGGTGTGAAAATTGCTTTATGAACGCATCAAATGTATTTCTGAAGAAAAAGCTTTATCTATCTACAAAATCGAACGTGATTTAGAGTTTTCTAATGGAACTATTTCTAAATGGAACAAGTCGATGCCATCTGCAAAAAATTTAAAAAAAGTTGCGGATTACTTAGGTGTTGGCATGGACGAACTTTTAAAAACAAAAGGAGATTAGAAGGGGGTATAAAAATGGAAGTGATTTTAACTCCAGAAAATGAAGCTTCTCTAAGGGATTTTGTACATGGAATTATTGTTGATGAAATAGAAAAAGCACGAAGAGATACCTCGATTGATAAGCGAGTTTTAAATCAAACAGAGATTGCAAAATATTTCGATGTATCCACTACAACAATAAGGGAATGGGAGAAGCTAGGTCTTCCGCATGGATCAGTAAGTAAACAAGGGAAGTTCTACGACAAAGAAGAGTGTCGAAGATGGCTTCTATCACAAAAAAGATAAATCTTGGGCAAGCGGAAATTTAAGTAAGAAGACAGATAAAAAAATAATTGAAGGAATTGAGTAAGAAAGGAAGTAAATCAAATGGACAACTTAGTAATTACGAAAGACCAACAAGTAGTAACAAGTAGTTTACAAATTGCCGAAACATTTAATAAAAACCATCGTGATGTTTTAGCAGCAATTGATGATTTAAAAGAGGGGGTTGCGGAAAATTACGCAGACCTATTTTACGAAGATACCTACATTCATCCACAAAACAAACAATCTTATCGCCAAGTAATTATGAATCGCGACGGCTTCACTTTGTTAGCAATGGGATTCACAGGTCAAAAAGCTTTGCAATTTAAACTGAAATATATTGAGGCTTTTAATCAAATGGAAAAAGAAATTCAACAGCCCAAACTACCAACCTCGCAAAGAGAACTAGCAATGCTTGCTTTATCAGCAAATGAAGAAACAAATGAGCGTGTAGATGTAATTGAAAAAGAAGTAGCCGACTTAAAAGACAATCAAAAAATCGGTGCAGATGATTATGGCTACTTATCACGTCGAGTTCATCAACGAGTAGCAGAAGTTGCAAGAGGATTTGGGAAAATCACAAAGGAACAGCGTGGCAAGCTTTACAAAGATATTAATTCAGGTATTAAGCAAATCACAGGTGTGGGTACCCGATCACAATTAAGAGAAAAACATTATCCAATGGTAATTGAATATATCAATGACTGGGAGCCGTCTACAGCCACAAAAACAGTTGTAAGACAAATGAGTTTTGACTTAAACGATATTGCATAGGAGGAAAAAAATGAATCGAATTGAACTAAGAGGTAATGAATATTTTTTAAATGGAAAAAAATTAAAGTATTTGAAGTCAATTTCAATGAAAAAGACTTCTGAAAAAGAATCAGAAGTCACACTTGTTATTAAAGCTACTGTCCAGGGGAAAGATTTTGATTAATAAGATTAGTAATAACGTTAGAAGAAATATCAACTAGGGTGCGTAAAGAAGATGCACCAACGTTTTTTGCCACCTCTTTAGTTTTATTCCAATTTGTATCTTGGCGAATATTATTAATAAATTCGTGTCCTTGAGGTGTTAAATCACCTACTGAACATAAGTTATCACTATAAAAATATTCAGGCTTAGTGATCAAATTAGATAAAAATGCTTGGCGTATGTGGTACATGATTTCGTCTGCAGAATACTTAGACAATGATTCTTGTGGCTCTTCGCCATCGTAGTTAAAAGGGGTATAAAAACTAGATTCGCTTTCTATTTCAAAAAGTATATCGCGAATACATTCAGGATTTAATCTCATAAGACAACCTCACTTTCATAATTAAATTATATCAAAAAAACATAATTAAAGGAGGAGTATCAATGCCAAAAGAAAATATCCAAGATAAATATCATGAATCTTTAAAGGAACGGAATATCACAGACATATACAAAGAACTAACTGAACGTCTCAACGGGGCCAAACAAAGTTAGGAGTGTCAATATGGCTTATACAACTGAACAAGAAAGCTGGATACTCAACCAAATCAAAAAAGAGCGTAAATAACTACAAGACGATAGAGCAGCGCTTAGACAATCAGAACAACTGACCGAAGGAAAAGCATATCAAATTGAAAAAGAACTTGAATTTTTAAGATACTTAGAGATTCAAAATAGAATGCATATTTAAGGAGAAATGAAATGAGAAAAATTTATAACTTAAGAAGAATTGCAGTGTTGCTAATCGTTTTCGGATTGGGATTGATAGTAGGCGGAAATTTTAATCCGATTATCCAAAATGTATATATCGGCTTATTCATCATTTGGACACTGTATTATGATCTGGCGCTTGAAGATAGAGAGGCTAAGAAATGATTAGAAAAGGAACGTTAAAACAATCAAAAAAGTAAATACTCCAAACTATTTATAAGAGAGGAGTATTTCAAGTTTATTAAAGGTAGGTACTTCTGTATGAAAAAATTTATTGGAACATTTTTAATATCAATGTTGCTAATAATGGCATTTATTATAGGGAATTCGCTAATGTCATGGATAAATATTATAAAGAAAAGTCCTACAAATTTCTTATATGACTACGGAGGTTTATTAATTCCGGTTGCATCTATTGTATTAATTGCTGTAGCGATATTAACGATTCTTAAAGATATGGTGGAGTAATTCCGTTTTTATTTAAAAAAGTTTCGTATTTTGGATACTCCATGAGGCGCCCTTGTTGATCTCTATACCATTCAACATTTCTAAAATCTGTAAAAAATATTATAGGTACACCATGAACACCGCCCATAGCATTTGGCAAAGTTGGAAGACTTAACTCGATTTTTCCTGGTGGTAGAGTTTCTAAATATTTATAGCTGTTAAATTCTGAAGCGAGAGATACTTTTTTAGATAATGAATCATTGTCTATTTTACTAGGAATCGAAATAACAAACACTTTATATACTGGTGATTGATTCGAATTATTAGCTATCACATTTGGAATTTTTTCGAGGGAGACAGGGCTGTTTTTATCAGCTTGTTTATTGTTCCAAACGGAAACATTTTTTGATTGTTCTAACTTTATATTTTGCTCATTTTCATAATTAACTTTTTTTATTTGATTGTTGTTTTGCATCACATTCCAAATAGCAAATAAAGCTCCGATAGTAGTTACACATTTTACAAAAACATCAAAATATTTTTTCAAATTATTCATCACCTTTCAAGTTAAAGTATACCAAAGAAAGTAGGTAGAATTAAATGACAAGAAAAGAAAAACTAGAGCAAACGAAAAAACTTGCTGATTTATGGTATCAGCAACAAAAAAATAAAATATACATTGCGCAACAAAAAGAGCGCAGAGGTGTTGCATGACGACAAAAAAGCGACTTAAGCCGGCAAGCAATAAGTCGCATACAAAAATTATACAAGAAAAGTTATATCACAGAAATGAGGTCTTGTGAATGAATCGTAGTGAAGCAGATGCATTAGATCGATTTTTAACGGAACCGTCAGAAGAATTACAGAAAATCGAACCAGAATGGGAATATGACGAGGAGGAAGATAGCCGTGGCAACACTTTATGAACTTAGCAATGATTATTTAAAAGTTTTGTCATTAGCTGAAGAGCTTGATGATGGAACATTAAAAGATACGTTAGATAGTATCAGCGATTCAATCGATTTAAAAGTAGAAAACACAGCAAAAGTAGTTAAAGAACTTGAAAGCAACATATCTATTGTTGAAAAAGAAATCAAACGGCTACAGTCACGAAAAACAACGCTTTCTAACAATGTAAAGAACCTAAAAGGATATCTGCAAGATGAAATGGAAAAGGTAGGCAAAACGAAAATCAAGGGAGAATTATTCAATGTAGGAATTCAAAACAATCCAGTTTCCGTGAATATTATAGACGAAAAATTAATTCCTATTGGCTTTTTAATTCCTCAACCTCCCAAAGTTGATAAAACAGCTTTGAAAGAAGAACTGAAACATGGGGAAATCAAAGGTGCAGAATTAGTTCAAACTAAGAGTTTGAGAATTAGATAGGAGGTTTCAATATGGAAATAAAAAAGGCTAAACGCGAAAAAATAAAAGTTCCTATCATGATAACTGGCGCAAGTGGTAGTGGAAAAACAGTAAGTGCGTTGTTTATTGCTAAAGGAATTATTGAAAAAATGCATTCAGACTTATCAGAACAAGAACAATGGGAAAAAATAGGTGTCATTGACACTGAGCACAAACGATCGTTGTTATATGCTGATTCAACTATTGGGAATGTCGACATAGGGGAATTTTTGCATATTGATTTTGAAGCACCATTTACTGTACAGCGATATATACAGGCTTTTAATTTATTCAAACAAGCTGGGGTAGAGGTGGTCATAGTCGATTCTCTAACACATGCTTGGAGTGGTGAAGGTGGCATTTTAGAACAAGTAGAAAACCATCAGAGAGGCAACTCTAAAAATCAAATGTTGGCTTGGAATAAAGTAAAACCATTAGAGAAAGAATTTCTTAAGTTAGTAACAGGAAATTCAATGTATGTGATTGGAACGTCTAGAAGTAAGCAAGCCTACGACATGGAAAAAAATGAACAAGGTAAAACACAAGTAGTAAAACTAGGGTTGAAACCTGATCAAAAAGATAGTTTGGAATATGAATTTGCTATCGCTTTACGTATTGATCAGGACCACATAGCGGAAGCTACCAAAGATAACTCAAATATGTTTAATATGCCTTTTAAAATAACAAAAGAAGTAGGCGAAAAAATATATGAATGGAGTAGCGAAGGAATAGATTTAGAAAAATTAAAAGATGAATTAATTAGTAGTATTACAGAACTTGCTACACAATCTGAAAATCATGAAAATATGTTTAAAGAGTTGCACAGCAAGATTAACAACGTACCTTTAAAAAACGTAAAAACTAAAGTTCTTGAGCGTATGAAAGAAATGTTAGAAAAGATTGAAGTTCCTAGTGTAGAACAACAAAGTGAAAACGAACTAGATGAAGAACAAACAGAATTATTTGACGAGGCAAATCCTCCTATTGCAAATGATTTTGAAAAGAAGTGATTGAATGATTGGAAAAATCATAAACCACAAAGGGAATAAATTGGCCATCGAATTTGAGGATGAAATAAATTCAAATTTTCTCGAACTTCTGGCTAATAACGATGATAATTTAGCGAAAGTTGAATTCTTAGATAATCGACAGATGTCTCAAAAACAGAATGCACTTTCTCACGTTCTAATAGCCGATGTGGCACGTTGGAGCTATGACGAACCTAAATGGATTGAAAGTGTCTTGAAATACTACTACGAAGCTAAGAGTGGTGTTTATTTTGAACATAGTAGAGCTACCAAGAATGAAGCGACTGAGTGGATCGGTTTCTTGATTGAGTTCATTTTGAAAAACGATATACCATTGGAAAAAAGATACCAATACTTGCTTGAAAATAACAAATGGTTTTATTACTGCCTGAAATATCGTAAGTGCTGTATTTGCGGTAAGCATGCTGATGTTTGCCATATTGAAGTTGTTGGTATGGGGCGTAATCGTAAAAAGATTAATCATGAGACATTCACATTTTATGCTGGTTGCCGTCAACACCATCAAGAGGAACACCAAATAGGCACTAAGAACTTCTTGAATAAGTATCAAATTAAACCAGTCAAATTAAACATCGAAGAACGTAAAAAGTTAAACATAGGAGGATAGAACGGTGGCTGAAAGAAGAATGTTTGCAAAGACCATCATTGATAGCGATGCATTTTTAGACATGCCGCTGTCAACTCAATCTCTTTATTTTCATTTGTCAATGCGAGCGGATGATGATGGATTTATTAATAATCCTAAGAAAATTCAACGAATGGTTGGATGTGGAGATGATGATTTAAAGCTATTAATGGCCAAAAGATTTATTTTAGTTTTTGATAGCGGAGTTATTGTTATCAAACATTGGAAAATTCATAACTATATTCGAAATGATCGATACAAACCAACTCTATATCAAGAAGAAAAGGCTGAATTAGCTGAGAAAAATAGTAAGGCATATACCTTTAAAACCGAGGTTATAGAGAGTGAAAACAATCTTGGTATACCAGATGACAACCGTATGGGATACCAAATGGATACACAGGTTAGGTTAGGTAAGGATAGGTTAGTTAAGGATAAAAAAAAGAATAGTGTTGAGCCAAGCTCAACTATGCCTGAACTATTCGAAAAAATTTGGAAAACTTATCCAAAGAAAACCAACAAGAAAAAAGCTAGAGAACAATTTTTAAAGAAGTTCAAGACGGAAGAAGATTTAGAGCCGTTTAAAAAAGGATATAAGGACTATCTTGCGTATATTAAATTAAACGATTGGTACCATCCACAAGAATTATTTCGTTGGATCCGTGATGATCGTTATAACGATGAATATGATTTATCTAAAACAAATAAACTGCCAGCCTATTCTAAGGTGCCAACGAGACAAGAAAAGTTACCTGAATGGGCTAACAATCAGAAGCAAGAAGAAGAGAAACTTTCGTCAGAGGAACAAGCTGAGCTTGATAGACAAATAAAAGAATACTTGGAGGGTAAATGATGAATGAATTAGTTAAATTAATTGAGAAATGGGCAAGAGAAAAAAATCTAGATATCGCAGAGCCTGAGAAACAAATGCTAAAAGTGGTTGAAGAAGTCGGAGAAGTCGCAGCAGCATTAGCAAGAAATAATAAAAATGATTTAAGGGATGGTATCGGTGATGTTGTTGTGACACTAGTTATTCTCGCTATGCAAAATGATATGGATTTATATGAATGTCTGAACCAAGCGTATAACGAGATTAAAGATCGTAAGGGAAAAAATGTCAACGGTGTGTTCGTTAAGGAGAGTGATTTGAATGATAAATAATGTGGTATTAATCGGAAGGCTGACGAAAGATATAGATTTACGCTACACCGCAAGTGGTTCTGCAGTTGGAAGCTTTACTCTTGCTGTGAACCGTAATTTTACAAACCAAAACGGCGAACGAGAAGCGGATTTTATCAACTGTGTAATTTGGCGTAAGCCTGCTGAAACAATGGCTAATTATGCTCGCAAAGGAACATTATTAGGAGTTGTTGGAAGAATTCAAACTCGTAATTATGACAACCAACAAGGCCAACGTGTCTATGTGACTGAAGTTGTTTGCGAAAGCTTCCAATTATTAGAGTCAAAAAGCACCAACGAGAATAGAAATAGCGTTCAGAGTTCGCAGAATAGCGTTACAGGCGTTCAAAATGATTTCGAGAGTAATTATGTCGCAAATCAAAACAAAGGCTTAAATCAGCAAAATAACAGCCAACAAATGTCGTTTGGTGGAGATGTAGATCCGTTCGCAGGCGCAGGTAATTCAATCGACATTAGCGATGATGATCTGCCTTTTTAGGAGGTTAAAAAATGAACAGTGTAATTTTTGAAGATATAGCACGTATTCAAGCTGAAAAAAAGCAAAAGCGAAAAGAAATGCTTAAGTTAATGAATGAAAACCCAGATTGGTATAGACATCCAAAAAGCATGGTCTATCGTCAAATTAAAATGCTTGGTAAGGATATTGGTGAGCAAACAATGGATAAATCTAAACCAATCAGCTCAATTGATAAAGACAAGTTCACCATTCAAGAATATTTGTATTTGCAGTGGGTTGGTTATTCAGTGAATGCAATCATAGAAGCGTTAGGAATGCCTAGAAGCAAATTTTGGGAATATAAAGCTGAACATTTAAATTAGATTTATGAAATGAAAGTGAGTGTTCATTTTGCTGGAGATTTATTACACGCCAACATCCGCTATTATTGCGGATGCATTGGCTAAAACATATGAAGTCGTTTCTTTAGAAACAGCTAGAAATATTGCGAAGAAATTTAAGGCTAGTTTAAAGCATAAAACGGACCTTTATGTGATTGAGGGAATTTTGATTGATGCTGGTTATAAAAAAGAGCCAGTTAATTTGTAAGAAAGGAGCGGAGATTTGCGGCCGCGATTAAAAAGCTTTTTGCTCCTTTAAATTTATGAAAAGAATTTTGAACTATACAGGCAGTAAATGGCGAATGTCTGACTTGATTATTAATCAGATGCCTAAGCATAAAGCGTATTTGGAACCCTAACTATTGGAGGTCGCAGAATGAGTAAAAAAGCCGTTTGGTTATCAGATATTGAATTCATTGAGATGCATAGTAGCGATTGGGAAAGATTGGAAAGTGAAGCATTTGAACCAGATGAAAGTGTGCAGGCGCAGCTCAACGAAAATCAGCAGATTGTGCTGGATTGGTTGAAAGAATCATGCAAATTAAACGGATTACGTGAAGTTATTGAAATCATGGGATTTTTGCCAACTACTAGTGGAAAAATGAAGTATAAGCAAATAGCTTATGCATATGCTGATTTAAATGAGGTTGAATTAGCGCAAGTTATCCAAGTATTTAGCCAGTGGGCCCTTGAACAGGAGGAATTATGAAATCTGAAGAGATAAAATTCTTAAAAGAGTTACAACATGAGTTACTGACTCAAGATAAATTGTGTCAAGCTGATCCTAGATTTTGGGTAATAAGAGATTATCGCTGGGTTATTATTCCTACGGACTACGCTGACGAATATAGAGTTTATGACAATGAGGGTACAAATTGGACTCTAAATCAATTTGCAGATTATATCAAAGATGAAGAATGTTACGACGAGATACTAGAAGAATTAGATTTAACAGATTCCAATGAACTTGATTTTGATGATATTGAGAATATTGTTGAATCGATAAACAAATACTATGATTCTTATGAATATGAGATTCAAGGTGTTAATTGCGAGTCGTTTATAGTACCAAATACAATGTTTTTAACTAATCGAGAAGCGAAAGAACACTTGAAAAGTAATCACTATCATTATACTAGCAAAGCGCACACTTATGCTATGACCGCTTGGAGATCACCGCAAGTAGAAAAGTTGATTCATATTTTACAGACTGCTGATTTTGAGGAGGAAACGGAATGAAACAATTTAACATTGAATTAGTAAGACGTGACAAAGTGAAAGTGGAGCTTGATCCAAATTTTTTCAACGAGGAATGGTTTAAAGAATTCCGTCAGTTATTTTATGACTATAAGACTTTGGAAGAAATAGCAGAGTATATCGCATTTAATGTTGTGCACAATAATAATGAAACTTTCATCGATGGGATTGGTATACCTTTGCAAAATGGAAAACGTCCATACTGGATTAAAAAAGACGAAGAAGTAAACGAGCACATAAACGTTATTTATAAGTTATGATACTGAGATTGAGTATGAGTAGGAGGAAGCGGAATGAAATACAAAATTGCAGTAACTGAAACATTGAGTGCAACACGATATATTGAGATCGAATACGAAGAAGATATTGATGAATTGTTACATGATGTAGAAAATTCGCCTTATGAAGAAGATGTTGCAAGCACTTTGAAAGAGTTAGGGGCAACTATTTTAAAAGAAGATAAGCCAGTTGTAGGTGATATAAGTGATTGGGAAACTGAATCATTAGACTATAGTGTAATGGAGGAAAAATAAATGAAATTTTACGAAATTAAGGACCCTTATTATGCATTAATCGCTGCTAAAGATGAAAAACAATGTTTAAAACTTTACAAGGATATTGTTTGCGAAGTAGAAGACGAAAAAGAATTTTTCGATGATATGAAAACAATTGATAAATACGAAGCGTTCAAAATGCTTGCTAAAAGTCATACTGAAGAGGGTGACAAGACTGGCGCAGAAGAAGCTTTCAATCAATTAGAAAATCTTGAAGAAAACGGCGAAGTATTGTTAATCGATGGTAGCTTGCTTTAGGAGGAACAGCGATGAATAAACAAGAATTGATTGAAGAGTTAGAATGTTTAGAAGTTTCTACAGACAACCTTAATTATTTGAAAGGTGCTGACTATGCCAACGAAAGAGCAATTAGTTTAGCAAAACAACTAGACGAACCGAAAAAAGTTGTTGTTCCGCCGATTATTGATAAATTTATCAGGGAAAATAAAGACCCTATTTATGAAATATGTGCGTGGTCAGATCATTACGGTAGCGATGGTAGAACATGTGAAGATTCTAAATTATCAGCAGTGATTAATTGGTATGGAAAAAATAGTAATGAATTTTATCGAGCTGTAATTAACGGCTACGAAGTCGAGAAAGAGCCAACCATTCACGAGCTTAAAATTTTACCAGAATATTTTGAAGCGGTTGTTTCAGGTAATAAACGTTTTGAAATCCGTAAGAATGACCGTAACTATAAAAAAGGCGACATCTTAAGCTTAAACGAATATCAAGACGGACAATATACAGGTGATGTCCATGTCGCAGAAATAACGTACATTACAGATTATGCGCAACAAGATGGCTATGTAGTGCTGGGGATTAAGTGAGGAGGATCAATAAATGGAACAACTCTTATTAACAAAAACTGGCGAAAAACAAATTGATATAAATTCTACAGGAATGGATCACAACGAAATTGTCTTCACATTAGCTGCTACTTTAGTTGGATACTGCAAAGAATTAGGGCTAACGGAAGCTATACTAAACGAGAGTATGTCCACGCTGTGGAAAGATGGTGAATAGATGAAACGCAATTGGAAAAGAGTAATAAATAAAGTTAGTGGCATTGCAATAATGATTCTTGTAGCAAAAGCAGCCGTGAGCTATTTCGTGTATAGCAATGACATAACAAGCAGTGACCTCGTTTATTTCCTTTCATGCTCGTTTATTTTGGGATTAGGGCTATATTTAGGAGGTTCCAGTGTATGAGTTATCCAGAAGTTTTTATCTTAGGAAGGCAAGTTGATGGAGTGTATGTTGAGTACTTACATGGAGCAGAGAAAGCCGATTTATTTTTCGATTATGCGATAGCTTGTGATGAAAGAAATCATATGAATAAAACCAATATGAAAGATGGCACTTGGGAAATTTTAAAGTATGGTAGACCGATTACAGCAAAAAAACAGCCACGAATGGCTGTTTAAATCAATTGTACATTAGTTCATTGCACCTGTCGTTTGCTTGAACGAGGGTACTGAATTTTTCAATGTCAATATCTAATATCGATAAACATAGTTCAATGTTTCTTAGTTCTTTTAAATTTAATACGGCGTAAAAATGTGGAATCAAAAAATTGAGAGGAGTAACTTTTTGCGGTAGATTTGCTTTAATACGTGAAGAATACAGCCGATAGTTCAAGCTATAAACTTTGACGGGATAAAAATTAGTATTCATACGAACACCTACTTTCTGTCACTATTTAAGAGTAACACGAAATGTTAGTAATGTCGGTTACAAAATGTAAATATAAAGAAACCTTAACAAAAATATTTTAGATAGAGAAATATAAAAAAAGCCAGCCGACCACTGGCTGACTAAGAAGAATATTTTACCAGAAAAGTGGTAGCTTGTGATATGTGAGGTTACTTTGCCCCAAACATTGGTCACAATAAAAATATTTTATCATGAGTAAAGAAAGCTGCCAATAAAAAAAGCCGGATTCCTCCGACCGTGGGTAATATTCTCGACACGAATATTATACCATAAACGGGGGAATCAAAGGATGGTACTTTTTGACGTAAAGAAATATGAAACACCAGATGCAAAGGACGTAGATATGGAGCAAACTAAACATAACGTCAGTGTGTTCCTGTCTGCCTATCTTGCTGCTAGATGTCGTGTTGGCCAGCCGAGGGAACCAAAAGTAACAGCTTCATTCTCTTTGGTTCCGCCATCAACGGCCAATAACGTTTTCGAAGCCGAACAAATGTTAATCCAGAAAGAAGAAGCACAAGAAGAGTTTGATTATCTTCATAAGCTTTTTGTTAGAGGTTATTCTGCGATTCAGCATCCGCACAAACCAGATGTTACCGAGAGAAGAAAGAGAATCTTCTATGACCGTTATATCAACGGCAATCCGATCTATCTAGCAGCGCAACGAAACTGTATCAGTGAAGAATCAGTGAAACAAGAATCTAATATGATTATTGTTCAATTCGCTTCGGCACTGGAACTGGTTGCTTTTAAGTAGCCATTTATTACACTTTTTATACCTCTTTTATACACTTTATCTACACTTCATATACCTTCTAAACGAGTTATTATGATAGTGTCAAAAAAATAAGAAATGCGACACACTTACACAAATACATTAACGGAACGATTGCCTACTTATTTTTTTGATTTGAGATTACAAAGAAGTAAAAAAATTCTACTTTCTTCGTTTAGTCACTTGTGATCTCATTTAGATTCTCTCGCAAACCACCAATTATAAAACTAAAGAAGTGAGGTGAATTTCCTCTCTCTTTTTTCTACAGGTTTGCGAGAGTTAATGGAGCATAGCTTAATCGGTAGAGCAGCGATCTCCAAAACCGTTAGTATAGGTTCGAGTCCTATTGTTCCAGTAAGTGGCATAAGCTACTTAAATAAAAAATCGTCAATGAATGTTCGGACAAACAAATTGGCGCTACTACCTTTCACGAGGGCTGCATTTCTATGCAGTCCTTTTTACATAATCTTATAAGGAGGTTGTTACATCTATGAGTAAAAAAGAACAGATTAAAAAGCAACAAGCACAGTTCTTAGAAATCATGAAGAAGGTTCGTGAAGAGAAAGATATAGATGCGCTTGCAGAACTGTTTATTGAAATCATTTCGGTATATGGGCTGAAGATGGATGAGACATCAGCATTACTTTATTACGTTCAGAAAGAAACACTTGAAGCAGATCACAATGCACAGTTCTTAAAAGAACGATTGAAACTTGATGTTACGTCGCTAGGTATTGAAGGTGTGCTGCAAGTGCAACGTGCTTTGGTTAATACTTATCTTTCTAATATTGCCAACAATGATTGATGTATCATCCAAACAAGCACGAGCAAAGTTCTATGGCTCATCAGAGTGGAGAAGATTAAGACAGCAGTGTTTAGAGCGTGACCATTACGAGTGTCAATGGTGTAAGGAACAAGGCAAGCTAACAACTCAATATGATTCAATACTTGAAGTGGATCATATTAAAGAGTTGGAGTATTATCCACAGCATGCCTTAGATATTGATAACCTACGCACACTGTGCAAGGATTGTCACAACAAACGGCACGACAGATTTAACTATAGAGAATCGAAAAGAAAAAAGAAATGGGATGATGAATGGTGGTAAAGAAATGTTTGAAAGATTATGTGGAAGATGGAAGATACACGATTGTTGTTGCTCCTAGTATGAAGTCATTAATGATTAAAATTAAGGAACTATATCCTACGGCAGTAGTAACGACTTCTGATGCTGATGGGATCGGAGGTAAGAAACTCCTGGTTGATAAATGGGCGGCTGATGGGCTAGGTCTCAAAGCAGCATTACCAAAGTACAGAACCCAAGATGTTGTATACGAAAACTTCACAAAGCAATTTGTTGAAGGCGGTAATGTAACTGTTAACTTTTCTTCGAAGTTACATGAGGGATGGGAGAAGGCATTTAATCAAATTAAACAAACTACTAGTGAAAGTTTAAGGAGTTCTTTTATTGGATATGTAGCAGGTATTCATGCTCATCCTTACAAAGAACAAGGTGATGAAGACTACATGGATTATGGCAAGCAGTTTTTCGAAGGTAATGTTTGGAAACAAAAGCGACAGGATATCTTGGATTCGAATAAACCATTAACCAAAGAAGATGTAAGCTTCTATTTAAACGGGAAAGTTCCTAAACTTTACATCAAAGGCCAAGAGGTTGGGGTTGCATCTATGACTGCACATTATGTTACTGACAGTGATATGCCAGGAACAAATGTAATCACATTTGTTTATATGACAAAAGATGATCCTAGAAACAAAGTCTTGTCGATCGATCTTAATAACGGAAGGGTGTTTAATCAATGAGTAATGATGAAAGAACATTTATAAAAGAAGGATCAGCAATTCGAAATCTAAATGAATCCAGCCACGATGCCAGCGCTTGGATTCAAGATACAATTGATAAGTTGAATTCATTTAAGCAACGAGTTGATGATGGTCATGTGATCATAATGGGTGGGGACTACAATGAAACTCATCCAGCACCAGACAGAGAACAGGTAACGTACGATTACATCTCATTGTCGATCGACTTCGTGGAAACCAAATCCCAAAACAGAACTGAATAATAAATGAAAGTGGGGACTAACATACCCCCAGTCGAATTATTTTGGGGTCAAATCCCAATCTAGGGAACCGGTGGATGGGGTCGACTAGAAAGAAAAATACAATTTTTTCACACGTGACCCCCCTCCCCCTATATAAGAAAAGAAAGAGGTGAGTTAATGAGTAGGTTAGAAGAGCGTGAGAAGCTTGTTAAGAAAGAAAAAAATCGTTTGAAAAAATTATTTAAAACCATACCGAAAGAGAAACTAAAGGCTGTTGATGGACTTTTAATGCAAGCAGCAAGATTAAGAATTTTGTTGGATGAAATGTGGATAGATATTTCTGAAAATGGCGATGTAGAAATGTTTAGTCAATCTGATAAGCAAGAACCTTATGAGCGTGAACGCCCTATAGCCAAGCTTTTTAACTCACGTGATATGAGTTACCAACGAATTATCAAACAACTAACTGACTTAATCCCTGTCGAAAGAGAGAATGATGACAGCGAAAATGATAGTAGCGATTTATTATGATACAAGCAAAATACTTTGAAGAATACAAACGGCTTATTTATTCAGGAAAACACATTGCGTGTAAAGAGCAATTTTTATTAATTAAATATTTGGAAACAAAAATATTGAGCAGAGATGATCTTTATATAGACGAAAAAATGCTCGAAAATTATATTAAATTTTCCGAAAAATACTTCTTTCCATTATCAATTTATCAAAAATTCATAGCTACTTTTGTTTTCATGTACTGGAAAAATAAAGATCGAGTGGTTTTTCGTGAATTTTTAGTAACGCTTGGCCGTGGTGGTGGGAAGAATGGTTTTCTTTCAACGCTAGGCGCTTTTTTTATTTCAGAGTTGCACGGAATCAGAGGATACAATTCAACAATTACAGGAAACTCAGAAGATCAGGCAAAAATGTCTTTTGATGAAGTCTATAATGTAATTCTTTCCAGAAATTTAAAAAAACATTTTAATGCTAAGAAGTCAGTAATTACAGGTAAAGCTATGGCGGCGGAATTCAAATTCAGAACTAATAATCCAAAAACGATGGACAGTGCAAGAGATGGCTGTCTATTTTTTGATGAAATACACGGGTTTATAAATAATAGTCCTGTTAAAGTTCAGCGTTCTGGATTAGGAAAAGTTAAGCACGCAAGGACTTGGTATTTTGGTACTAATGGTTATGTCCGTGAAGGTTTCTACGATAAACAAATTGAGCGTTCTATGAAGATACTCACTGGTAAGACTGATCGAATTGGGTATTTTCCGTTTATTTGTAAACTCGATAGCATTGATGAATTGAACGACATGAACATGTGGGCAAAAGCCAATCCAATGTTCAATGAAAAAACAGAATATGCAGAACAAATTTTTGAAGAGGTTAAAGAAGATTATCTTGATTTAGAGGAGGAACCTAGCGGTCGTCAGGAATTTGTTATAAAACGTATGAACTTTACAGAAGGCAATGATGAGCGAGATGTAACCACTCCTGAAAAATTACTTGCAACAAACCAAGAAATACCAGAATTAAAAGGAATGTCTTGTGTTGCTGGTTTTGACTACGCAAGTATTAGTGACTTTGCTAGTATAGGTTTGTTATTTAAAAAAGAAGATAAATATATATGGTTAAGTCATAGTTTTGTCCGAAAAGGTTTCTTAGAAAAGGTTAAGGTCAAAGCCCCAATTGAAGAGTGGGAGGAACAAGGATTTATAACAATTGTTGATGGCCCCTCAATTGATCCACAGCATTTAATAAACTGGCTTAATAATAAACGTTCAACGTATAACATTGAGTTAGTCTGTGCAGATGGTTTTCGTATGGATTTATTAAAGCCTTTGCTAGATAAAGAAGGGTACGAGAATGAATTTTTAAGGAATCCTAGAGGTGTGCAAGCAAAAGTAGCACCAATAATCGAAGATGGATTTGCAAATGAGCGATTCATATTCGGTGATGATCCACCAATGCGATGGTTTACTAATAATACGTATGTTAAAGAAGATAACCAAGGAAATCGAACATTTTTGAAAAAAGAACCAATCAGAAGAAAAACAGATGGCTTTCATGCTTTTTTGGCGGCACTTTATAAAAGAGAAGCGATTAGTGAATATGTCGATTATTCAGAAGCATTTGATATTTTAAATGAATTAGACTTTTAAGGAGTGATAGTCATGTATAAACCGCAATACCTAAATATTGTTAGGACAACGAAATCAGCTTATGGAAACAATATTGCTTATTTCAGAAAGACATTAGTTACTCATAACGGCTATAAATGGAATGCGCCAGCAAAAAAAGAAAATAAATCGGGTCGACATTTTTTAGGAAAAATAAAATAAATAGTACTAGATGTCGACGGAAAGGGGGTGAATAAGTGAGTTTATTTGACTTGTTAAAAGGTACGTCAGCTAAAAACAAAGCTATTCAAGAAATGTTGGATTTTGAGTTTATAAACGACGTATCTACTAGAGCATACTTAAAGCGCTGGGCTTTAGATTCTGTTTTAAATTTTGTCGCTAGGACCATGTCAACAATGCAGGTACAAATAAGAGGTGCCACGAAAGAAGAATGGGACTATCTACTAAACGTGCGCCCCAACAAAGACATGTCAGCGAATGATTTTTGGCAAAAGTTCTTTTATACACTTTTAAAAAATAACGAAGTGCTAGTAGTAGTTTCCGATGATAATCAGTTATTAATTGCAGATGACTTTTATAGGAATGAATATGCACTATACGAAGATACGTTTTCAGAAGTAACTATAAAAAACTACGCCTATCAGAGAAATTTTAAAATGTCGGAGGTTATTTACCTTCAATATAACAATGAAAAATTAGATAAGTTCACCGATGGTCTTTTTAATGATTATGGTGAACTTTTTGGTCGTATCTTAGAAGTGTCTATGCGGAATAATCAAATTCGAGCGGGTGTTTCTATTGATCAAACAGGTAGTTATGGAGATAAAAAGGACGGAAACGGAAGAACCGATCAAGAAAAAATACAGGAATTCGTTAATAAGATATACAAATCTTTTAGAAATAACTCGGTAGCAATAGTTCCACAACTGAAAGGTTTTAAATACGAAGAGTACACAAATAAAACGGGCTCGTCTAATCAATCTTTGGAAGAATTGGACCAAATGAAAAAGTCATTAATCAATGATGTTTGTCGTGCCATTGGTGTTCCTTCTGCATTAGTACATGGAGAAATGGCCGATCTAGAATTTAATCTAAAAGCCTATCAAAAACTTTGTATTACTCAATTGAAGGACAAACTACAATCAGAACTTAATAATAAAGTTTTGGAAAAATATGAGTACCAACAAGGTGTACGAGTGATAATCATGAATGTTCTTAAACGTGATCCGTATGAACAAGCTGTACAAATTGATAAATTAATTGCTTCTGGAGTATTCACGCCTAACCAAGTGTTAATTGATTTTGAGTATGAAGAATCAGAGGAAGCATTTATGAATGAGCATCATATTACTAAAAACTATGAAAAATTGAAAGGGGGTGAAGATAAAGATGACAGTGAAAATCAAAGTTAACGGACCAATCATTTCTAATGACGATAAATGGTTCTATGAATTGTTTGACATGGAATCAACATCCCCGAACGATGTTTTAGATTTGTTACCTGCAAACAATGAAGATGTTGAAGTGACTATCAACTCTAATGGTGGGCTAGTGGACATGGGGAATGAAATTTATACAGCTTTGCGTTCCTATGAGGGGCATGTGAAAGTGAACATTGTGATGGCTGGAAGTGCTGCAAGTATAATTGCCATGGCTGGTAACACAGTTGCCATTAGCCCAGTTGGTCAAATTATGATTCATAATGTCGCAATGGGAGCTGGCGGCGATTATCACACAATGGACAAAGCAAGCGAGATTTTACAGAAAGCTAATAAATCTTTAGCTAATGCGTATGTTTCAAAAACGGGTAAGGCCAAAGAAGAAATTTTAGCGTTGATGGATAAACAAACATGGTTAACCGCAGAAGAGGCTGTTGAAAGTGGTTTTGCGGATGAAATCATGTTCGAAAATACCGAACGCCCATTATTAGTTGCTGATGGTGGAAGTGGTCTTATTTCAAAAGACATTATCAATGAAGTGAAAAAACTAAAAAATCAGCAGAACGAACCAGTAGTAATGGTCAATAAAAAAGAATTAAAAGAAATGATTGCTGAAGCAATCGTAGAAGTGAAGCAAAACGAAATTACAATTGAACAAACTATCGAAACCAAAGAACCCACGAACGAATCGCCGTTTGCTAGGTTCTTATTTTAATACACATTTTTAGGAGGAAATTAAATATGACAATCAATTTAAAAGGAATGGTCAATTATCAAGAAAAGCGTAAAGCTTTTATTGAATCTGTAAAAAATGGTGATCCACAGGAAAAACAAAATGAATTATACGAAGCATCTATGAATGCTTTAGCAGAAGACATGGTAGCGGAAGCAAAAAAAGAAGCTCGTATGGAAGCAGAAGAATTTATCAATGCTTCAAAAATGGATAAAGATATTACACCTCAAGAAGTGAAATTCTTTAATGCAGTCACTGAAACAGGTTGGAAAGATGAAGAACTACTTCCTGAAACAACAGTGGATGAAATTTTTAATGATTTAACAAGAGAACGTCCGCTATTAAAAGAATTGGGCTTAAAATATACGGGTTTGCGCTTGAAAATCTTGAAATCTGATCCAAAAGGGGCCATTGTTTGGGGGAAAATTTTCGGCGAAATTAAAGGTCAGTTAGATGCAACCTTCAGCGAAGACGATGCAAAACAAAGCAAAGCAACAGCATTTGTTGTATTACCAAACGATCTATTAGAATATGGTCCTGTTTGGATTAAACGTTATGTAACTACTCAAATTAAAGAGGCATTTGCCGTTGGCTTCGAAGATGCTTTCCTAAATGGCGATGGAAACGATAAGCCTATTGGTTTAACTCGTGACTTAGCAAAGGGAGCTACTTCAAACGGTGTGACTACTTATCCAGAGAAAGAAGCAGCAGGAACTTTAACTTTTGCCGATGAAAAAACAGCGATTAAAGAATTAAAAGAAATGCGTAAATACCATTCTGTTAAAGAAAATGGCAAACGTATTTCTGTCGCTGGTAAAGTAGTTATTGTTGCGAGCCCAGATGAAGCTTTGGATATTGAAACAGAGTTTACTTCTCGTAATGCAATGGGAGACTGGGTTACGAAATTACCGTTTGGATTGCGGATTGTGGAATCTGATTTCCAAAAATCTGGAAAAGTTACCACTTTTGTTAGTGGTCGTTACGATGCATTTGCTGCAGGAGCATTAGTGATCAAAGAATACGATCAAACATTAGCTTTAGAAGATTGTCGTTTATTCACTGCAAAACAATTTGCGTTTGGTAAAGCACAAGACAACAAAGTTGCAGCTGTATGGACATTATCAATTAATGGAGACCCAGAGACGGGGAAGTAGCAATCCCCGTGATTGAAAAAGTCACGCCAACAACAGACGGGGCTGTTGTAAATCTGAAATAACAGGGGAGGGATTCAATGACTAATGAACAAGCATTAGAGTTAGCCAATCTGAACCTAGAAAAATTTAAGAAGCGGATGAAAATTTTTGGAACGTCGGAAGATGAATCGTTAACGGAAATTTTAGCCGCTTCTTTTTTGCGCCTTGATTCTTTGATCAATCCAGTTAAACCAGAAAGTGATTTAACCTTCATAGAACTTGTATTTGAGCGCAGCCGATATGCCTATAACGATTCATTAGAGTTTTTCGAAACAAATTTTCAGCCAGATATATTAGCGCAGTCTTTAAAATATGCGGAGGTGTTCAACGATGATACACCCTAATTATAAAAAGCCTAAAATTAATAGTGGTAGTTTGAAAACACGTGTAGAATTTTGGGGATTTGTTCCAAATGATGGACCAGAGCCAGGAGAAGAAAAAAACGAAAAGCTATATGAATGCTTTTCTTTAGCTTACAATCCATCAATGAAAGACATGGAAATATTGAACGCAAAAGGAACTAAAGAGGGGCTGACAATTAAAATCCGGGATCCACACCAAGACTATATCCCTAGCAACAAACATAAAGTTGTTATTGACGACTATAGAGCTTTACCAGTGGGCAAAGAATGGGAAATCGTAGATGTTTCACCAGATTTTGAAGATAACCGTTTTATCAAGATTGTTCTAGGGATAACGTCATGAGCGAAGTGACAGGGTTAGAAGAAATTCTCAAAAATATGGAAGATAAACTAGGTCAAGCACGAGTAAATAGAATTTCAAACAAAGCTTTAAAAAAACAAGGCGAAAGAAACAAGCAGACTGTTAAAAAATACATGGCTAGTTATATAGATTCAGGAAAAACGCATGACTTAGTTATAAGTAGTGGTGTGAAAAGTAATCCAAAACGAGTTGAGACTGGCTGGGCTTCAAAGGAACGTGCGCCTATCGTCCATTTAAATGAGTTCGGCTATACGCGCTATGGTACTTATGTACGACCTCGTGGAATGGGAAAACTACAGGCTGCAGCTGATGAAATTCAAGCGAAAGCATTTGGAGAGATGAAGTCGGATATGGAGGAATTAGCTAAATGAAAGATATGATGATGGAAGTTTACAATGCCTTGATTGAAAATGAAACAATTAATGAGCTTGTGACACCTCAAAGAATTAAATTTTATGAAGTACCAGAAACTTTGGATACTACCAAGCCTTTCATTGTCATTGATAACTTTCTTGGTCCACAAACTAACGCTTATTTTGCCAACAATAAAGCTTTATCAATTCGGTTTAATTATCAAATTAACGTTGAGAGCATGGATAGAATGACAACCAAACAAATTTCTAAAGCAGTTGAAGAAACAATGAAACAAATTGGATTTGGCCGTCTTGATGGTGGCTTAGATCAATACTTTAACGAAACAAAACGTTTTGTAGATGCAAGGCGTTACAGAAAAAATACACAAATTCACGACACCGACTACTAAGTTGGTGTCTATTTTTTAGGAGGAAAAAATATATGCAAACTTATGGATTTAGCAGAATCACTATTCAACAATTGGACAATGAATTAAAGCCAGTCGCTGGTAAGAAACATGTCATTGATGGCAAGCCAAAAGAAGGGGCCGCAGCAAGCTTTGAAATTACAGGACTAACCAAAGAACCGTCAAAAGTTTTCGGATCAAATATTGCATACTACGTGGCACGTAAAGGGCACGGAGATATTGCAGCAAACTTAGGTATCTTAGATGTACCATCAGCCATTGAACATGAAATGTTAGGGCATAAAAAAGCTAGCGAGGAAAGTAAAGTTTATCATATTGGCGAGGATACAGAGCCACCTTACTACGCAGTATTAATCGAATCAGAAGATTTGTATGGCGAAAAACTTGGCTTCGGTATGTATGCAGGCACATTCTCATTAGATGGTGTCAAAGGCGAAACATTAAATGATGACGACTTTACGCCAGAGCCTGGCGAATATGTTTATTCTGCTGTTTCTCGTCAAATTAACGGTAAAAAAGTTACTGTCGGTTTTGCAGATAATTCAGAAGCTCTAGCAGAATTGACAACAGAATTATTTGGTGAAGAAACACCAGCGCCGGAAAAGTAGCAAGCCCCACAGTGGGAGCTGTTACTCCCACTACAGATGGGGCCAATATTGAATTAAGTTAGGAGGACAAGAAATGTCGTTTATTCCACCAGAAAAATTTAGACTTTATAAAAAAGGTGAAACTAATCCTGTTGCAGAAAGTGTTTCGCCTTTAGCTATTACAGGAATTGCCGCAAATGCGGATGTTTTAGCAGGTGACTTTACTGTCACAGGTGTTGGCATCGTTGACGGTGTAGAAAAAGAATCTGATCATGTCGATGTACCAGCGTTTAAAACATTACCTATCGCAGTTACTGGAATTACCTTGGATAAGACTGAATTAGCTTTAAAAGTTGGTGAAACAGCAACGTTAACACCTACAGTCATGCCAGAAAACGCAACAAACAAAGCGTATAGATTCAGTTCTGAAGATGCAGCGATTGGAACGGTAACGCCAGTGCAAGGAAAAGTAACAGCCGTTTCGAAAGGTGTTACAAAAATTGTTGGCACAACTGAAGACGGTAATTTTACAGCAGAATGCACTTTGACTGTATCAGCAGCAGAATAAAAATATATTGATTAAGGACGGCTTTGGTTAGTCGTCCTTTTTTTGGAGGTTAAAAAATGGAACGCAAGATTGAACTTACTTTACGCATTGATGGCGAAGAAAAAACTTTTACTCAAGACTTTGTGCCTTTCTCAAAACGTAATGACTATATTCGTTTAGAGAAAGAAGTAGAAGAAGCAGCGAAGAAACGTGATAAAGAGCCAATACAAAAAGATTATTTGGATATGCAAATTCAGTTTGTCGCAGATCTGTTTGACGAAAAAGAAGTGACTAAAGAATCAATCATGAATGGATTAGATTCACTAGACATCGAAAAAATTTGGGAAATCATACGGTACCGTGTTTTGGGATTCTCAAAAGAAGATGATGAAGAAGCAAAAAAAGCGATGGCGGAGGAAATTTAACTTGGTCCGAACTTTATGGATTACAAGTTGATTTTGTCCGTGATGCAATTACCAATCTTGGTTGGACGATTCGGGATTTCATGAATACTGATTGCTTGGATATTGATGAAATCTTATTGAAGGCACCAAAGAAAAAGAAAACTAAAAAGAAAAAACAAGAGGTGCGACCACTAAGTGAATTAGTCAAGCGTGGTGGCGCATAAAGGGAAGGAGGTAACTAAATGAGTGGTGGAACGCCGTTAGGAAATATGGTCATAAAGCTTGGTTTGGATAGTTCTGATTTTGGTCGTGGTGCAGCAAATGCTAAAAAAGAAGTTCGTTATTTAGCCAAAGAAATGCAAGCTAATGCAAAAATCGCTGATATGGCGGGCAATCAAATGGGCAAGCTTGGCACTCGTTTTGATGGTTTAACTAAAATCATTGGAGCACAAGAGAAACAAGTTGCTGCGCTGAAAAAAGCTTATGACGAATCTTTTGTAGATGGAAAAGCGACAGAATCCACCAAAAGGCTAGCAACTCAATTGCAAGATGCCAATGGAAAACTAGCAAATTATCGATCTCAATTAATTCAAACAGCTGGTCAGATGGCAGAAATGCAAGTCAAAACCACTGGTGCAACTGGTGCCATTTATAATGCCAGCGAAAAAATGATTTCTAGTGGGCAAAAAATGGAAAAAGTGGGCGGAGCCTTAACAAAAGGTATAACTTTGCCAATTCTCGCAGGAGCTGCAGCAGTAACAACGGCCGCTGTTAAATGGGAATCTGATTTTGCAGGTGTTAAAAAGACCAATGATGAAGTTGTTGATTCGACAGGTAAGGTTGTTTACTCATACAAAGATTTAGAAAATGGTCTTCGTGGACTAGCCAAAGAATTACCTTCAAGTCACACGGAAATTGCAAACGTTGCAGAAGCAGCAGGGCAGTTAGGGATCAAAACTAAAAATGTAGTTGGCTTCACCAAGACAATGATTGATTTAGGCGAGTCAACGAACATGAGTGCAGAAGAAGCAGCAACTGCTTTAGCTCGATTAGCCAACATTACAGGAATGCCACAAACGGAATTTGACAAGTTAGGTTCTGTGATTGTTGATTTGGGTAATAATTTTGCGACAACTGAATCAGAAATAACGGCAATGGGATTACGTCTTGCTGGTGCTGGACATCAAGTTGGAATGAGTGAAGCTCAAATCATGGGATTTGCGGCTGCATTGAGTTCGGTTGGTATTGAAGCAGAAGCAGGCGGTTCCGCATTTTCTAAAGTAATGGTTCAAATGCAACTTGCTGTTGAAAATGGAGCCAATGCATTTGCAGGGTTAGAGAGTTTAAGCCAACAAACTGGTGTATCTATGGAACAGGTTTCTAGCGCTGTTAGAAATGGCGGTAAAGAGTTAAAAAACACTGCTGGTGCAATGGGGTTAACTAGCAAAGAATTAAAAACAATGCATAAAGAAGCCACCGATGCATCAGGAAAATTAAATGATTTTGCAGAAGTAGCTGGAATGTCTGCAGAACAATTTTCTAAAGCTTTCAAAGAGGATGCTTCAGGTGCTATTATCAAATTTATTGAAGGGCTAGGAAAAACGAAGGAACACGGACAATCTGCAATTGCTGTTTTAGATGATATGGGGATTACCGAAGTTCGTCTTCGTGACAGTTTGCTACGTGCAGCTGGTGCCAGTGATGTATTTAAAAGTGCGGTAGATCGTGGAACTAAAGCATGGGGAGAAAACACCGCTTTAACAGAAGAAGCTAACAAGCGATACGAAACTACCGAATCTCAATTAAAGATGCTTAAAAATGAAGCAGTGGACGTAGGAATCACGTTTGGTGGTCCTTTAGTAAAAGCATTGAGAGATGCGTTGCAAGCGACTAAACCAATGATCAAAACCGTAACGAATTTAGCGGAATCTTTCTCAAATGCTGATCCTAAAACACAGCAAACAATTGTTAAAATGATTGCATTAACTGCTGCAATGGGGCCTGCTATTAAGTTAACAGGTACTTTAACGAAGGGTGTAGGATTTTTAGGCAAGGGCTTTGTTGAGACAATGGCCGCTATGTCTAAAAAAAGAGCGATTGAAGATGTTACAAAAGCTTTTGCAGAAGGTAGTTCTGTTTCTATTGGATTCGGAAAAGACATTGCTTCTTCTGGTTCGGCATTAGGCGGATTAACAGCTAAAATTGGAGGAACCACAACACAAATTGGTTCATTGACTAAAGGGTTTAGTTTATTGAATCCTTGGGTGTTAGGTACAACTGCAGCGATTGGTGCAGGTGTAGCAGTGTGGAAACTTTGGGGAGAAGAAGCCTGGAATAGTTCCCAACGTGTTAAGCAATGGGGGACTGATGTCGGACGAGAAGTTGACAAAACTTTAGACAGTGTGCAAGACAAAACCAAAGTCGCAAATGGTCAGTTTGGCTTATTAAAAGATGGATTTAATCAGTCGGATGCTTCTAAAATGGCAGAAAATTTTGAAGCAGCAGGTCAATCTCTTGAAAAATCTTTAAATAAAAAAGTGGATGGGTTGAATCAATTATTGAAACAGCTACCAGGAACCGCTACAGACTCAATGAAAGAAATCATTGAGAATGAGAAAAAAATAAACCAATCTGCTGTGGAAGAAATCCAATCGAATAATAAACAAATTCAAGAGATTAGACAAAGGGCGGCAAACGAAAATCGTCAGTTGAGTGTTTCTGAAGCACAAATGATTAATGACTTATCAAAGAATACTGCGGAAGCTTATGTAAATACACTAGATGTTTCAGCGGAACAAAGACGATCCATATTGAAAGCTATGACTGGAGATGTAGCGAATGCTACAGAAGAAGAAGCGGAAAAATGGATACAGTCACTGGGAGAACAAAGAAACGCATCGCAGACTCATTATGCAAAAATGAGAAAAGAGCAAGAAAAGTGGTTGAAAGATTGGGGATATAACCTTGATGGTGAATTTGCTCAGAAGTATCTTGAAGAATGGGATAAAATAAACGAGACTACGACTGAAGGTTTTGATAACCAAATGGCGGCCATTGTTGAGAAATTCCCTGAACTAAAAGATAAAATTCATTTGGCTTCTGGACAAGTGATAAAAGAGAGCGGAAATGCTTCACAATACCTTATTGAAGATAACGAGAAATTATTGGAGAATGTTACCAACACAACAAATAAAGTTGCTGAAAATGCTAAGAAGAACGCTGAACAACTTAAATATGTTGGTAATGAAGCAAGTGAATATGGGAAAATGTGGAATAATCTTGTTCTTGATCCAAAAACAGGCGAAGTCAAAACCAATGCACAAGAAGCAGTTAACGAAGCTGCAAATTCTGAAAAAGGATGGAACCAACTCCTATATGCTTCCAAACATGCCGACCTAAAAAGTAATGCTAAATTAATGATTGCCGAAGCAGCAATTGCTAACGGAAAATGGGACAGCATGACGTTTAAGGAACAACAAGCGCTTTTAGATACAAATGCCAAGAAGACTGTAACTCAGGCATTACAAGCCAACGGAAAATGGGACAAACTTAATTTTGAAGAGAAGAAGGCCATTCTGTATTCTAATACCCCTGAAAAAATGGCTGAAAATATGCTTAATCTTGGACTTTGGGAAGATTACAAGTTACATGACAAAGAAATTAAAGCTGATAACAAAGAGTTTTTAGAAGTACTTAGTGATTCACAAGAAAAAATTGTCAATTGGTCTAATATACCAGATGATGTTAAAGAATTTTATGCAGATAATCAAGATTTACTGACAAAAATTTATGGATCAGAACGAGCCTTTAATGCTTGGAAAAATTTACCAGATGAAAGCAAACTGCTTTTAGCAAATAACACGGATGTGCTACAAAAGATTCTTTCTTCAGAAACATATCTAACAAATTGGAATAACCTTCCAACAGACCAGAAAAAAATGCTTGCCAATAATGATGATTTACTAACAAAGGTAATGAAATCAGAAGAAAGTATGAATGCGTGGAATTCATTACCTAATCCAGTAAAAAAAATGCTTGGTAATAATGAAGATTTAAAAGCAAAAATAGCTGATGGAACATTAAGCGTGCAAACTTATGACCAAGTAAAGCCACAATTAAAAAAATTACTCGGAGATGCTTCCAATGTATCAAATCAATCACAGGTAGGTATTCAAAACTTAAATGCATTTAACGCAAACAATCCAGCACAGAAAATACTACGTGGAGATTCTTCAAATGCACAAGCTGCAGCTCGACAAGGTGGCAATGCATTGAACACCTACAATGCCAATAATCCAGGAACGAAAAACCTGCGAGGAAATGCAGGTGGAGTTGTCGGTGCGGCTTCAAGTGGTAATAGTAGCTTAAATATTTTCGCAGCAAACAATCCAGTTGAAAAACTATTAAGGGCTAATGATCAAGCGAGTGGACCAGCATCTCAAGCGAAAAATGCAGTAAGTGATTTTAATTCTGGCCCTTCGGTAATTACTAAAACTTTAAACGTAGTAGCTAATTTAGGCGCTGGCGTAGCAAAAATTTTAGGACTCGAAACAGGAACCAATAATCATATTGGTGGTCCGGCAATCGTCAATGACCAAAAAGGACGCACTTATAAAGAATTGGTAATTCCTAAAGGTGGTGTGCCTTTCATACCAGAAGGTAGAAATGTATTCTTACCAGATTTACCAAAAGGATCAAAAGTAATCAAAGCTTCAGAAACAAAGAAACTAATTCCTCATTATGAAAACGGCGTGGGAGTTCCGAGAAACTCTTCAGTTGTTAAAAATCTAATTGCTGTTCAAGATTCACATGAATCAAATGATTTTAGCGAACTTGCTTCTCTAATGCGTGAAATGGTTTCTTACTTGAAAGACGGAAATATAAAAAACATGGAAGTAACACAATATATCACAGGTGCTGACACGAAAACACCGAGAGAAACAGCGATTGAAACAAAACGCCAACTACGTGACTTGGCTAGGGGGTTTAAATAGTGAAACTAGAATTAGTTTATACGAATCAAAATGGGGAGCAACTCGTTTTTAATGAGGAGGCTCCTTATTTTTTGCAAAACGTTGAGGGATTAGAAGCACCAGAAAATGTCGTGCTAGCAGAAGAAGTATTTGGAGAAGATGGCGCAAAAGTTGTTGGAATCCGCTTAAGCACTCGGAAACCTTTGCTTGAAGGCACTTTAATTGGAAAAACAGAAGAAGAAATTTATCAGTTGCGCCGAGATATGATTCAAAAAATCGATCTAAAACAAACAGGTAAGCTAACTCTTAAAGTCTATGACAAGGAGTATGAAACCGACGTATTACCAATTCAAGCGCCTAGCTTCAAGCTGTATGAAGATAATCCTTATAAGGTTGACGAATGGAACTTATTTTCTTTACAGTTTGAAGCATTTGATTCTTATTTCCGTGATGTGTCGTTTTATAACTCACTGGTTCCTTTGGCAACATTGAAGCCAACGCTTATTTTTCCAATGGTTTTTGTTCAAGGCGAGAAGCATACGTTTGGTCGCTTTGAATCAGGGAATATTGAAAAGATTGTAAACAATGGAGATGTGCAGGTTGGAGCGGTTTTTCATATGAAATGTGTAACAACCGTGACTGATCCGCAGATTTACGATGTGACAAAACAAACCTTCTTTGGATTTAAAGGAACCTTTGAACCTGGAACAAGATTCGAACTTTCAACGGTACGTGGAAAGTTGTATGCGAAAAAAATTGTTAATGGTGTAGAAACTAATGCTGTTCCAGAACGTATGGAGGGCAGTAGTTTCTTTCGATTATCTAAAGGAGATAACTACTTACAACTAAAAGCGGCCAACAATTCTCAAAATGGAATTACATGTGAAATGCAATTTACACCATTAGTTAGCGGGGTGTAGCTATGGATTTTATGCCATTACCTTTTGTAGAGGTGTTTCGAAGAAAGTCTGGCTTTGATTATGAGTCAACGGCAGTTCTGGACATATGGAAATCAATGAGTGTCAAAGAAAATTTCAAGTCAGCCAATACTTTTGAAACGGTTGTTCTTTTAAAGTACATGCCAAAAGAATTAATGGACGAAGATACAGTGCTATTAATTAATAATTGCTTTTACTACATTGATTCTATTATCTGCGATGATTTGAGCAGTGGATTAATTACAATTTCTGGGAAATCTCTTTTTGCAAAAGCTGGTAAGAGAATTGTTTATCGAATTTACAATCAAACCAAAAGACCAGAGCTGATTTGCTACGATCATTTACGGAACGAAGTTGTCTCTCCGTCAGATGCAAAAAGAAAAATAAGTTACTTATCTGTTGAACAACCGCCAGCAATTACTAATTCAAACATTAGTTATCAAAACAGTTATGGGAATGTTGAAGAAGAAATAGAGGGACTGTGTGAAAGTTACAATTTTGGTTTTGACGAAATTCCTATCTCGAATGGGCGTATTGGTTCAACATCAAACGGCCAAGTTGGAACAAATATTCGTTTTAGAAAAAGTGAAGATGTTTCTAGTGTAGTTCAATTTAGTGCAGAGTTTGAAAATGTTACTAATGAATCATTAGAAAAGAACAACTATGATGAAGCGACTACAGCCCTTATTTATGGAGAAGGCGAAGGAAAAGCTCGTAAGCATACTCAGGTAAATAACAATTTGAGTGGCCTCGAACGAAAAGAAATATACGTCGATGCTCGTGACTTACAACAGACTGTTGATGATGTAAAAATGCCAGATGCACAATATATTGCCACATTGCAATCAAGAGGAAAAGAAAAATTAACTGAACAACCAAGAGTTTTGGCATTGAATGGGACTATCAATTTGAATGATAGTCTTTTTGTTTATGGTCGAGATTATAAATTGGGGGATCGAGTAAAACGTATTTCTTCTTTTGGCTATTCAGATACAGTAGTTCTAAATTCTGTAACGCAAACCTGGGATGAGAAGGGATACCATATTGACGGTGAATTCGGTAACCAAAGTAAAACAATTATTGATGTAATCAAGAGAAAAGGAAAGTAGGTGGTTATTTTTGGCGGAATTAAGTTTATTTTATGATGCCGTTTTGCAAGATGATGGCACATACGATCGTGCTTATACATCGGCAGACTGGGCAAAATACTTTGAAAATATCTTTCGCAATGGCGTCATGATGTCAGTCGGTGAAGCATTGAGAGTGACTGCAGCTGATTCTGTTGGGATGAGAGTTGTTGTAAAAGCAGGTTCAGCAAGTTTAAAAGGTTATCAATATATAAATACGTCTGCTTTTGCAGTACCTATTGAGGTTGCCTCTTCCACTCAAGACAGAACAGACTCTATTGTTGTTCGGCACGACATGAACGCTAGACAAGCTTATGTAGCAGTCAAAAAAGGTAATGTGACAGTCGAACGCACGCCAGATGTATTTGAAATTCAGTTGGCCACTGTCAGAGTGCCAAGAAACAGTACAGCTATTACAGCAGATTTAATCACAGATAAGCGCCCGGATGAAAAAGTATGTGGTTATTCAACACCGTTTGAAAATGTATCAGTTTCGGGAATGGAAGATAAATATACTGCTATGCTGAATACCATTATTGAAAATATGAATCAATACACGGAAGAACAAAAGAAAAACTTAGAAGCTGATATGCAGGCGGTCGTTGCTAAAGGGGATGAGTACATTCAGGAAGCTCAAAAAGATTGGCAAGATTTTTTAGCCACAGTTTCCAACGATATGGAAGGTGATGTTGCACTAAACTTGCAAAAGAAAATAGCAGCAGTAACACCAGATCAATTGATTTTTACAAAGAAAAATTTACCTTTTGAATATCCTGAAATTGATGTCTTAGCATGGCATGACGGTTTAGGTGTTACCCCTTTAGGAGAAGAAAATTGGGTTGGAGAAGTGCCAGAATCAATTCCATTTAAAGCGGGTTATCCAAGCAAAAATGAATTGACTGTAAAAGTTCCAATCAATTGGAATTTGTCTTCACCAACTATCAAAGAAACAGCGCCTAATATCTTTCTTCTTAATGAGGGAAACAAAAGTGTACAGATTAAAATTAAGGAGTCGAAATAAATGAAAACAAATTTTGAACGAGGACAGTTAAATGCGCAAGATGATTTGAACGCCAATTTTCTAGAAATCGAAGAGTTCATGAACTTACCTAACTTACCCGAAATTTATCTATCAGAAGGTGAAGAGGGATCGAATGCCACAGAAGGTTACAGATATAGATTAGGTCCGATTTTTGCTAAAGCTAATAGCCAGTCGCTTTCTGATTTACCTTTTACTATTAGTTCAGACCGAACAACGATTACAATTTTAAAAGATACGGTCTTGAATTTTTCAGGCGTAGTGAAATTTCATGGGGCAGGAAGCACAGACTATGCTTATTGCCGTTTGAAAAAAGGAACCACAGGATACGATTTCGCAAATATTGGGGCGCCGTCTGGGCAAACTTTAAACTTGCACAACGGAGTATTCGGACAAAGAACTATAGCAGTTAAGGAAGGTGAAGTTCTCAATTTTGAGCTAAGTGTTCGAGAGGGTAAAAATATTTTTAGAACACAACTTAGATCGTTGGTCATTAAAGAGCTACTAAACACAAGTGTTTAAGGGAGTTAAATTTAGTAAGTTGGAGGTGAGTCAGTGGAAAAATATTTTAACCACCTATCTATCGCCATCGGTGTGGTAGGTGGTATTTGCGCAAAATTTCTTGGGGGAATGGATCAGTTGCTAGATGTTTTGGTGTTTTTAATGATCGTGGATTTTCTGACAGGTTGGATCAAGGCAATTACAACCAAATCATTGTCGAGTAAAATCGGCATGGTTGGCATTGCTAGAAAAGTGATGATTTTATTTGTAGTTGCCGTTTCAGTAAAAGTTGAAAAAGTGATTGGGAATAACATTCCGATTCGTGAAATGGTCATTATGTTTTATATTGCAAATGAAGGCATTTCATTTTGTGAGAATGTATTGGAATTCATTCCTTTACCAGAAAAGTTAAAGGATTATTTTATTCAATTACGAAATAAAGACAAAAATTGAAGCGACTTGTGTCGTTTCTTTTTTTGTTTAAAAAATAGGAAAGAGGTTTTTAAATGAAAAAAACTGTTAAATTATTAGTTGCTGTAGGAATGGGATTAGGTTTTATGTTGCCAAGCGGTGCAAATGCCTACCAAGTTGAGCAAGACTCGATTAATTTTGGTGGATATTTCCCTGGCTATTCAACTAATGAATTGATTGTCTTACATGAGTCAGGTAATGGGAACAATGTTGGTCCAAACAGTCTAGACAACGAAACGGCCTATATGAAGCGGAACTGGACGAGCGCCTATGTTTCATATTTTGTCGGTTCTGGTGGTCGAGTGAAACAATTAGCGCCAGCTGGCCAAATTCAATATGGCGCAGGTTCTTTAGCTAACCAAAAAGCATATGCACAAATTGAATTGGCTCGAACAAACAACAAAGCAACCTTTAAGAAAGACTATGCGGCTTATGTCAATTTAGCTCGTGATTTAGCTTCTCAAATCGGAGCTAATTACGCTGTCGATGACGGGACTGGCTACGGCATTGTTACACACGATTGGGTAACAAAAGCGTGGTGGGGTGATCACACGGACCCGTACGGGTATTTAGCTCAATGGGGTATCAATAAGGCGCAGTTAGCCCAAGACTTGCAGACAGGGCTTCCTGAGGACGGTTCAGAGACCATTGTTAATCCTGGCAAACCGAATGCACCAAAATATAAGGTGGGTCAAAATGTTCGATTCTCAACGATTTATAAAAATCCAGATGCACCAATTTCACAGCATATTAATGCAGATACATTGTGGACCCAAGTTGGAACAATTACACAAAAGCTAGACGGTCGTAAAAACTTGTATCGTATCGAAAATAGTGGCAAACTTTTAGGTTATGCAAATGATGGAGATATTGCGGAGCTATGGGAAAACAGCAAACCAACACCAGCTAAAACTTTTACTATCGGTGTTAGTGAAGGAATTGTTCTTCGAAATGGCGCGCCGAGTTTATCAGCACCAGTTTATGGTGTGTGGCCGAAAGGTTCACAATTTAAATATGATTCGGTTCGTGTAGCAGATGGCTATGTTTTCTTAGGTGGTTCTGATTCAAACGGAACACGTATTTATATTCCTGTTGGACCCAATGATGGAAATCCTAGCAACACTTGGGGATCTGGATACTAGTATATAAGAAAAGCCTACTTCTCAATCATGGAGAGTAGAGCTTTTTTGTTTATTCGGTATAATTTATATATCTATTCGCTTGCCTTTTTTAATTTTTTGATGTAGATTTTATCTTGTTGTTATAGTCTATTTTGCTAATTTGAATTAAAATGATATTACGCAAACCCTTGTGAGTTCTAGTCTGTCTAAATGTGGTGTTGTAGAAAAAATACACCGTGAAACTAAATAATTTATTTAGATAGAGCCTAGAATCCTTGTTGTGTAAGGGTCTAGGCTTTTTATCTTTTGATTCATTACATGTTCATTTGTAGATGGAATGTAGAGGGAGGATTACCCAAGTTTGGCTGAAGGGGACGGTCTCGAAAACCGTTAGGCGAGTAACATCGTGCAAGGGTTCGAATCCCTTATCCTCCGTACTGAGAAGCAGTTGAGTTATTAGTTGCAAATAAAACGACAGAGACGTACACTTAAAGTAGAAAAATACTTAAGAAGAGGTGTCTATTATGTCAAACTATGAAGAAAAAGAAGCGCAAGCATTAGTAAAAATTGCCGACGTTTTGAACAAATTGGATGCAAGTTTAGAAGAGTTGAGCTCGCTAGATGAGGATACAAAAAAACATAGTATGAAGAAATGGATTGTTGAAAAAAAAGCCATTCATGAGATTAAAAAAATTGCACACGAAGCTGGTAAGTATGACAAGTATGATGAAAAAGAATTAGAAAAAGAAATGGATCTGTTGGAAAAGTTTATGTAAAAAAGCGCTAGCTTTTGTTCAACAGTTATTTAATTTTGAGTCTAGAATTAATCGTTTTGATTTTTTCTAGGCTTATTTTTTATGAAGTAAGCAAATCGTATCGGGAGAGGTATTGAATTAAGAAATAAAGCATGTATTGATTCAGAAAAAAAGTTGTAGTAAAATGTTCGTCACAACTACTTTTCTTCTGATTTCATAGAAGGAAAAGTTGGAATAATGAATTGAGAAGAGTCGATTTTTAGGAGATGATTTTAGGTGACTTTTTATCAATTATTGCAGTTAGATCCATTTATTTTAAAACAAAAAATTCATCAAGCGGATACTAAAAAACAGCGGAGATATTTTTGGCGCGCCTTGTTAATAAGGGATATCTTATTAGTTTCGTTTGCGATTTTATGGGTGTCGACGATTACTTTTTTCTTTGGAAAAGCTGTAGCGCCTTTTTCAATTGTATTATTTTGTTTGCTGTTGAGTATCCGTTTCGTCTCATATGGCTACAGGGAAAAACAGGCCTTGCTTAGTTTAGGAATCGTGTTAACAATTCTAGGTGTTAGTCCATTAATTTCACTGATTTCTGTATCATTTTTACAATTGGGCCTTCATTTTATCTGCTTGCTGGCATTGTTTTTCTTAACTGGTAAAAACCCTAAAATGGGTAATCCTGGCTTGTATACGTTCTCCTACTTATATTTAGTTGGCACGGTTCACTATCAATCGTTTCAGCAATTAGAACAAACTTTCTTTGTATTAGTGTTTGCTTATCTACTTTTAGCTTTTGTTTATCATGTGAAACATAAAAAATTGGATCAAGAGATTACTTTTATACAGATGGTTACAGAAAATGGTTTTTTTAATCAAAGAAATATTTGGTTTGGTTATTACGCTTTAGGCATTAGCTTATTACTTTTTATAGGAACGCACCTTCAGATTGACCGCTTTATGTGGGCAACATTTGCTAGTTCGTCATTATTTTCTGGGTATGATACGTTTAAATTGTCTGAACGAGCAAAAGAACGAATAATAGGGGTCGTTATTGGTTCTCTAGTATCGGCTATCTTGTTATTTTATATACCAACGAACCTACTTGGTATTTTAGGAGGACTTTGTTTAGGCTTATGCACATCTTATAAAAGTAAAACGATTTTTAATTGTGTTGGTGCTATCATGGCAGCTTCTATGATATTTGGGCTAGAAACAGGTCTTTACTTAAGAATTTTGTTAAATATGTTGGGGCTAGCTTACGGTTTGCTTTATCATTTTGTCTTTGTAAAAACTATGTCCTATTGCAATCGCAAGGAGTGGCTGAAATTGTCTGAATAAAAGGAGCCTAACATTCTTTCTTGAAAGAATGTTAGGCTCCTTAGACATTTTTGTGTATATTCCATATATGCTATTAATCAATGACCAACTGCTATATCAAATGTCGCAATTTTTGCTGAGCCAGTAGGTACAAGGTCTAGTTCCACTTCGTCAAAACTATTGCCATCAACTGGTATCCCAAAGTAAATTGTAGATGTTCCAGTTCTACCTTGAGAAACATAATCTTGACCATTTTGCTGATTAAATGATTGTAAAGCTTTTCCATCCTTAGAATATGCTTGGAAATAATTAGAGTGGGGTAAAAAGGGTTCTTCCATAGCAATATTGGTATAATCAAAAGTCACTGCCATCATTTTGCTAGTATCATAATCTTCTAGATTAATCATATAATCTGGAAATGCAGATTGATTAGTAGAAACTTTCGTAAGTTTAATTTTTCCAACTTTTTTAGAATTTGAATATAGATCAACGTCTTCATTTAAACCATATTTTTTTTCTTCCTTTTTTTGTTTGGAATCTACTTTGGATTCCTGGCTTTTTTTATTTTCATCAGTATTTCCTGTTTTTAAAGAATCATTTTCTTTTTTTAGACTAGAAATAGTTGTTTCTAGTTTTTGCACTTTAGTAGAATCATTATTAGAACAACCTGCTAAAATACCAAGAGATATTAATGTTATGCTTAACAAATACATTTTTTTCATTTGAAAACTCCTCATTTCTGTTATAATATTTTTGTAAACTAAATCTCGAAATACTTTTTTGAGTCCGTGGTCCCCACATGGACTTTTCTTTTTTTATAGACTATTATCTATTAGTATACCTAAATTTCTATTTAATTCGTAATGACTGACCAGGATAAAAAACAGAAGTTTCAATGCGTGGATTTAATGCTAATAATTCTTCCAAGGTTAAACCATTTCTTTCGGCTAACTGTCGCCCACCTTCACCACTTCGTACCGTATCGTATATAGGTTGGTCTGATTTAGAATTTTGTATTTGTTCACTAGAATCAGAGTTTTGTGGTGGTTGCTGCTCAGATTGTTCAAAAACTTGTTGAGTTTGATTATTTCTTTCAATTAATTGTTCCAACGTAATATTACCTAGATAAGTGTATATTTGTCCATTAACAGTTAAAGTACCATCATTATTTTTCGTTACTGTTCGGGGCGTATTATTCAAAAGAAACGTCATTATTTGATTACCATTCTCATCCACAGAAAAACTTACATTTTGAAGAGGAACATTCGATTGAGTTATGCTAGTGAGTGTTCCGTCAGCATTTATAAAAAATAAGTTATCACTTTGAGGAATACCCCAACCGCCTATAAAATCAGCTAAGCTAACTTGTGGTAGCGGTTCTTTAGTAGTAGATGAAGAGGTAGATTGGTTTGTTTCAGATGAGACGTTTTGATAATTAGAGCTGGTTTCTTCCGTTTTATCTTTTTGAGTGGAAGAATCAATACTTTTCTTTGTGTAAGGTTTCAAAACTAGTTTTGTTTGGTTATCAGAATTGTTTGTCTTAGTAGGAGTGAAAAGTAGATTTTGCTTTTCTTTTTTTATCTTGTAAGCTACTTCTTTTCCTTCATTTTCCCAACGAATTTGATTGTTTTTTAGATGGTATTTGACTTTGTATTCTATTTTATTTGCAATTTGTTTACCTAATTCTTCGCCTGCTTTTTCCAAATCATTTTTTGCAGTTGATGTGTGTTCATCTGTATTGATTTTGAAAGTAGCGGTATCTTCGCTGAATGATACAATCATTACTACTTCATCAACGTTGGAGTTTACGGCCCACTCGTTTGCCATTAGCTCTTTTGTGGTCACTTTATTTCTGCAAGAAGTAAGGGTCAGTAAGGATAAAAAAACAATCAACCCCAGTAAACTTTTTTTCAT